GTATAATTACCTATACTTAAACTAACACTGTCATTTTCAATTGTAGTATTCCATTTTCTTTGATGAAGATAGCCACTTGTTGGAAGAATATTTGCATCTACAAAGTCAACACTATAATTTTGAGAATTTATATATCTTACTCTCATGAAAATACAACCCCCAAACTTTTCAACATACGAATGAAATCTCTATCACTAAAATCATTACCTGTATCACCTTTATCAGCAATTACCTTCAATAATTTAATAATGATTTCTAATAGATAATTTACATCATTATTTGAATTTGATTTATTTTGTTCAGTATCAAAGCCTTCACTTGCTAAATCCAATGTTTGTTTTGAAATACCGTTCATTGCATCATATACATCTTTAGCATTTGCTTCAATCCCAACTGCAATACCTTGAGGAAGATATTTACCAACTTCATCAGCCATGACTTTTGAAGGTGAATGAATTCCAAAGAAAGATTTCAATCCATTTAAAACAGCATCTCCAAATCCCTTGATTTTTCCTAAAATCCAATCTTTTACAGAATTAATACCATTCCATAGACCTTTAACAAGGTTAACACCAACATTTGTACTTTCAGAAAAGGAATGTTTAATACCATCAACAATTGCTTTTCCACATTCTTTTATCCAAGAGAGCATTCCCTTAATACCATCACCAACATTTTTAATAATATTTTTTCCTAAATTAAGCCATTGAAACGCCATAAACGCTGAAACGATAGCTTGGATTATTTGAGGAATATTAGCCACGATTGTTGGAATTGCACCAATCAATCCCTGTACTAATTGCCAAATCAATTCTGCACCTTTTTGTAAAATTGTAGGGAAATTATCATTAATGATGTTTGCAAATGTCGTTATGATATTAGGAACATATTCTACAAGTATTGGTATTGCTGAAATGATCCCATCTAACAATCGGCTTAATAAATCAAACCCCTTAGAAATCATCTCAGGTGCTTTTTGTGCAAGATTTGTTCCTATATCCTGTACAAACTGTAATATTTGAGGAAGTACAACAGGAACGTTTTGTACAAAGCCTGTTACCAAACTATTCAAAAGATCATAACCTTTTTGAAATAGAATAGGTGTTGCTGATATCAATGCAGTAGCAAATCCCTGAACAATGTTTAATGCCATTGGGACAGCATTATCAAAAAGAAATGTAGAAGCTGTAGTAATCAAATTGGATAAGGCACCTGTAACATCCCCTCCAATAGCAACATTTCCTAAAAAATCTTGTGCTGCAGCTTTCATTGAAGCAAATGAACCACTAAACGTAGTAGCTGCTTCTTTGGCGGTTGTTCCTGTAATGTCTAAGTTATCTTGTATAACTCCTATAGCTGTATAAACATCCGCTAGATTACTAATATCATACTTTTGACCACTCAACTTTTGAGCATCTTTAAGAAGTCGTTGCATTTCTTCTTTTGTTCCACCGTATCCAAGCTTCAAGTTATCAAGCATGGTATAGTTTTGCTTTGCAAAACCTTGATATGCATTTTGAATATCTTGTATATTGGTACCAAATTTATTGGAATTATCAGACATATCCTGCATAGCTCGGTTAGCTATGTCGGCCGCCTTACTTGTATCGCCTTTTAAACTTGAAATCAAAGACGCTGAAAATGAAGTAACATTTTCCATATAAGCATTTGCACTGACACCTGATGTTTTATAGGCTTCTTTTGCATAAGCTTTCATTTTATCAGCGTTTTCCTTATACAACGTTTCAATCCCACCTAAAGATTGTTCTAAAGCACCACCTTCAGTAAAAGCCTGAGATACAACTTTTCCAATTCCAGCAGCAACAATGATATTCTTTATTTTTGAAGCAATTGAATTTCCCGCTTTTTCTCCTGCTTCTTCAAGGTCTTTCCCCATGACCTGTTCAATCATGCCCTTCATTCCTTCAGCAGAGGGAACAATTTGAACATATGCTTTTGCTAAATTGGTTGCCATATTATCCTCCTTCCCTTATAATCTCTAATCTTGCTTTTTCATATTCTTCAACAGTTTGAAAACCATCATTGACAGTATTTTCTTCTCCATTGTTTAAAATAAGTGATACTATCGATTTAGGAGGATTGATGCCTTTTACACCATCTTCTGTTTTCATCCAAATCAATCTTGTCAATTCATCTGAAATCATTGATAAAAGCAATTCTCCAAAAGGAACCTTTTGATTGCTCAACTTCATTTTTATTCTTGAATTTTCCCTCAAACCAACTGAAAAAGTCGCAACCATATATGCTGGAAGCGACTTATAATCATATATTTGATAAGTTTCTGCTAAATCACAAATTAAAGCATCCTCATCTGTTTTTATCATGTTGGCGAGGATCACTAGTTTTTTACTGTTTTATTTGAATTAAAAATGTCCATGATGTTTTCTTGCATTTTGCTTGTAAGAACTCTACCTGTTTTTTTATCTCTGCAGAATTTTTTTAATCTTTCATATTGGGCATTTCCTAAAAGCTTTTTAGCAAAAGGAACAACACTTAAATATTCATCATTGTTCATTTCACTTAAAATTTCAATAAGTTCCCAATCATCACCTACTGCATCATCTACAGAATAATGAAATCCTTGTTTTGTAATACCAGTTATCTTCATCTAGATTACTCTCCTTCTTTTTTCTTGATCATATAATCATAATGGGATGTTTCTGTTTCATCAGGAACTCCTGAAAAAGTTATTTCATAACCAATAGCATCACTATCAGAATATTTAATTTCACCAATTTCAGTAATCCCAGCACATGGAATAACAAGCCTTTTTAAAATTTTCCCTTTTAGAATCATATCAATGACCCATGAAAACTGTTCAGGTTCCTCATTTTTAGCTTTGATTGTTAATCCAGTATCTAAATCTCCAGTAACATTGCTGGATCCATAAACTGTCTTCAATACATTTACGTTCAATGATTCAATCAACTTTAATTTAAATGTATCCTCTTTTCCAGAAAATAAATTTAAAACAACAGCTCCACCCCATGCTTTTTGAGTATCTGTTTCAGGTGAGTTATTGTTTGAAACTCCATCATCTGAACAATATCCTAATGAATTGAATTTAGTATCCAATTCACTTTTTGCATCTTCTGGTAGTTTTGTACCTAAGGGTGCAACAAATACTGAACCACCTATTTTAGGTTTAGCTGCACTTACATTTTTTGCGTCCATCTGTATCTACTCCTTTCTAAAAATATCCAATATCAAACAAAGCCTGATATCGATATTTCTTTATTGTTGTATCTGTATAATCATAATCACTATTGAGATGTAATGATGTGATCTCATCCAACTCAATTAAGTCATACATGACATCTTTTACTTTTTCGTTGAGTAAAGATGCTTTATATTTTGAAGACGAATACGATTGAATAAAAAAAGTGGCCGTGTTTGTAAAATCAAATCTACTACTGCCACTTTTACCAATGAGTACATATTCAACTTCATTAATATTTTCAAATGTCACAGGAACATTCAATTTGTTTTTAAGATAATTAAAAACAATTTCTTCAATCATTTTCATCACCTCAAACTTTTTATTAATGTATTGTTTTTGTAGTTATCTTTTATTGTTTCTATTGTATCTGCTCTAACAGATGCATTTACACGATTAGTTCCAACATGAGAAGATATCTCATACCCTTCACCACCAGCAGCTGTTTTGGTTGCTTCTGCATGTTCTAGGCAAATATCCATCATTTCTTGAGATCTAAGTAATTCCCTTACACCTTTTTTATCAAGTACTATTTTAGCCATATCTTTCTACCATTACTTTCTTATTCCAATCTAAAGGAATATTTTCATCTATTCCTTCAATTGCAAAACCCAATACATGCCACTTTCTTCCTAAAAAAACAACATTGTTATCTTCCCAAGAATTTTGGTCACCTTTAGGAATGGCAAGTGTATAAACTGCTTTTTTACCGGTTAAATTTTGTGAAGTAATAATATCATTGGCTGATGATGGTGAAACAAGAACATTTTCAACTATGATTTCTCGCTCTCGATAAATAGCTTGTCCAAAAGGATCTTCATCAACCTTTATTTTTTGTAATAAAACAACAGGAATACCTTTAATCATTGCCATAAATATTAATTACACCTATTCTTTGTCTACGCAAACCTAGTCTGGCAAGCTCACTTTTTTTAATGAACAATCCTCCTCCAGGTACCAAAAAAGTACCTGATACAGAGTATCCAAGAGCTGATTGTGACATCTGTTCCATAGGTTCGCTGTTGGTTGAGGTCATCAAGTTACGAGCAATAATATCAACACATACACTTTTAACTACATTTTCATATACATCTCCATTTTCTATCATTTGGTCAAGATTTTTCCCAACTTTTTTTGCTTCTTGTCTCAAACAATCTGAAACAACAGTTAATAAAAATGTTGCCTTTTTTGTTTCAGCTACTGTTAAATCTCTAAACAGCAAAGTAACATCATCTATTGTTACAAATGGTATCATTACTCATCAGCTCCACCATCTTTAGGTGGCACATCTTTATTAGCATTCTTTTTAGGTTCTTTTTTCTTTTTTTCTTCAATTTCCCAATCACCACCACTAATAATCAAATCAGTAGTGATGGTTGCACCTGTTTTTTTATTCCTATATGTTGCCATTATTCTTTTACCACCCTTGTAAATGAATTAGCATCTAGGATTCCCCATCCCATAAAGACTTCCGCACGAATATACACTTGATTATATCCTTGTAAGTCTCTTCCTGAATTGTCAGGATCACCAAATTCAATAATTTTTAATGGAATATCTTTTGAATATCCCCATTTGAACATATTAGCGAAGTCACCTACAATTGCTTGGTCTTTTGTTTCTGAACCAAATGATACTGTATTATTTGTATCTAATGCTTGAGAACCTAATGTTGATGGTTTACCACCAAAACGGAATTCAGGATACAATGGATCTCCTGTCGTAGATTTCTTTTTTGATAGATCACTACGTACTGCAGAGTTGATTACAATACCTGTTACTTCACGATCGGCATCCTCAACTGTTGCAATTGCTGTATCTAAGCAATCATCAGGATTATCATTTGTATAAGTAACGGTTTGTGTAACTTTACTATCAAAGTTATTTTCTCCTACTACTGCAGATTTTTCGCCAGTTCTAGGATTTAAACCATGGAATCCAGCGATATCTAAACCTCTAGCAACTTTTTTAGCAAATCCTTCATTAAATTCTTTTAAAATATCTAATTGTTCTTCTTCACTGGCAAACATAAATTCATTAGAAACACGAGCACCATATTCAAATTTGATTGGAACAATAATTACTGGATCCACTGAAGCTCCGCCTTCACTTTTCTTACCATTTTCAGCAACGATATCTACTTCATTATCCATAGAAAAAGTAAATTCTTTTGAACCATTAAATGGAATTGGTGTTTGCGCTGATAAAACAGCTAAACTTGATTTTCCCTTTACTTTGTTGATTAGATCCTTTGTTAATACAGGATCAAATAAATTTCCTTTGCTTAATACTGCCATTATCTTAATCTCCTTGTCTTAAATTTTTTAATAATTTTTTTAAAGCAACATTTTTTGCTTGTTCTTCATTAGCAACTGTTTGTTCACCCGTTGCTAAAGGTGGTTCTTTTTGAAAAAAGCCAGCAAATGATTCAGCATCTTTACGAATTTCTTCCTCATTTGAACCTTTCAAACGTGAAGCAATATATGAAGGCAATCCCATTTCATTTGCAATTCTCGTTTTTACTGAGTCGGACTCATATTTTGCAATTTTCCCTTCATATTCTTTTTTCATGGTTGCTAGGTCATCTGGTGAAGTATAACCTTCATATTTTTTACTGATTTCTTTTTCATAATCGGCTTTTAATTCTACTAATTTGTCAGGACTTACAAATCCTTCATATTTTTTGTTTTCTCTAGCCAATCTTTCTTTGATAGCTGTATCAAATTCTTCTTGTGTTTTAATTTCTTTAAATTCACTCATTTGTATTTCTCCTATTTACCGTTAGTAACGTAATTTGCATAAAAAAAACGAACTTTCGTTCGCTTAACAACTTATT